ATATCGGAGACGTTATCATCGTCATCCTCCACGGAGGGGATTTCTCTCACAGACTCCATGGGCTTCGTGTTCATGGGTGGGGGTGGAGGCATCATGATACCACCCATCAGACTGGAAATATCCATACCTGGACCCTTCATCTCGTAGGAACCGTCACCAGAGTTCTGCGTCGACTGTGTACCCTGTGTGGCAGTGTTTTGGACCGCAGACATCATGTTCTTGACAAGATCGGGGTTCTGCTTCAAAACATCGTTCATGTTCGGGATCGCCGCCTTAAACATACTATTCGTGAGGTGGAACATCATCGCGGAACCACCCAACATCATGATCAACTTCACCTCGGGGGCGACGTTTACCTTATTCCTATATTTCGCATATAGCTCTTCAAATACTGTATCGTAATCATCAACACCTTCCATAACGGATTCTGACCAACCTTCGAGTTGAATTTCGAAGGGATTGTAACGCTTATTCATGAATTCGAGACCCGTGACACATGCAACAAGCATACGACGCGAAAAGCGGACGGATTGATCAACTTCGATACCATACGTGATTCGCTTCACCTCAGTACGAATTTCATCTATACCAGAATACATGTTCAAACGTTTGTTCGTGTTCACACCCTTCTTATCCAGACGTGCAAGTTTATTCAGGAGATCCGCCTTCTCTTCATCGATAGAGTTGTACCCCTTCGTGGGTTCTTCCTCCGCATAGTTTCCACCCCCCATATCCATATCTTCTTCCTGGTAATCATCATACTCACCATGATCATACTCCTCAACCGGTGGCTTGGGAGGGGCTGTCTGTTTATTCGGGTTGACAAATGCATCAATCTCTTCTTGGTGTTGAATAGGCTGGGGTCTCGAATTGTTCGTGGGTCTTGCTCTGGGTCTTGGGCGAGAAGGTGGAGCAATACGAATCTCATCCATCAACGCCTGTTCATTCTCGTCAAGTTTTATGATATCGGCACCACCTCGGTCGAGGATAATCTCTTCGTCCATCTACTCTTTATACTGAAACTAAAGTAGTATCTTTAACGCACTTCATTAAAAAATGTTACTTAGTAGTAAATGAAGTTCAGTCGCAATACCTTCTTGGTTATCCTCAGTATCGTCGCCATCGGATTCTTGATTCGTCGCACGGCTCTCAGCTGTTACCAGCCCAGGTCAATTGAGATCAAGGCCATTAATGAAGATTCCCTTTTCGATCTCGAACATAAACTCGAATGTACCCCTGGTCACACCAAGGACGGGAGCACATACACCAAATCACTGACACCCGGTGGTCTGTGTAAGTCTGAACAACTTGTCCGTGATCAGGCCAATTACGCCATCGTCGGTGGGATTGGTGGATCTTTAATCTAAGCGTATTGTAAATGACTACGATCGTTGCTTCTAGGTCAGACGTTCCTGATTTTGAATATGAATACCACACTATTACTATTGATACTATAGGTCAAGCAAGTGCGAACACGTTCACGGTGTATCTCAATACACCTCTCCGTAACGTCGTTCAAGCCCGACTCCTCGGTGCCCGGATCAATACGGTCCACAGTACAGAACATTGTTATGTTTCTATCGATGAACTCGATAGTAATTTTGCTGATAGAGCGATAAAAGACCCACCTCTTTCCACATCTACACAACCCGGACTCTCCGTATTACGAAACTCCTTCGCGAGTATCGTGAGCAGTTCTTCAGCGTCTAGTGGTAATCAGGTGTTTGCTTTCAAGGATAATTATTTGATTGCTCAACAATATTTAGACCCCCTCTCTAGATTCGATCGTCTCAATTTCCACATTCGCGATGAAAATGGGGATACGATCACCAATTCCAGTTCCACAGGTAATAACTTTTTTGTCATTCGCTTCATATGCAAAAAGTCGAACTTAAAATAAACTTTCCTTATTATAACTATGTCATCCGGTATAGTGAAACTGATCGCCATCGGTGCACAAGATGAACATATCATGGGAAAGCCTGAAATTTCTTTTTTCACTTCGACGTTTAAAAGACATTCAAACTTTTCACAGACCATCGAAAAACAGACGATACAGGGTGCTGTGAATGGTAATTCCATGTCAACCATCCGCTTCGAGAAGACTGGTGATCTTCTCGGCTACACCTATTTCACCATAGACAATAATAACGCATCCCTCGATCACCCAGATTGGACCAAGCTCATCGACTATGTCGAACTACTGATTGGTGGACAGGTTATCGATACACAGGATTCCATCTTTACCGAAAAAATTGCGATTGATACCTTCGCCAACAATGTTTCAAAGAGTTCAAACGGTACACACCCCGGGACCAGTGCTCGCTCCTACTTTTACCCACTTCGATTCTTCTTCTGTGAAAGTCCACAGACCGCAATTCCACTTGTTGCCTTGAACTACCATAACGTCGAAATCCGAATTCATTGGGGTCCGGAAGCAGGGAATTACCAATGGTCCGCACATAGTAACTATTACTACTTAGACAATGAAGAGCGTGGTGCCCTCGCCACACGTAATCATGAAATGTTGATCTTCCAGGTTCAGAAGAATATTCCCAGTAATGAAACCATCCAGGATCTTAATTTCAACCACCCCGTCAAATATATTGCGAGTTCAAATACGAGTAGCTACAGTGCGTTGACGGCGTACGATAATAAGGTGAAAATGACCATTAACGGTGTGGACATTGATGGATACAAGTGGGCTCGTCCACACTTCATCGAAGTCATGAATTATTACCACACAAACTTTGTCACGTCGCCAGACTTTTTCCTGTTCTGTTTCTGTCTCACAACGAGTCTTTCACAACCAACAGGGACACTGAATTTCAGTCGTCTCGACAGTGCGAAGATCTTTAGTGAACGATTGCCCATCAAGGACCCCATATACGCCGTCAACTATAACATACTAAAGATTTCTAACGGTGTCGCTGGTTTGCTTTATGCCAATTAAAATACTATGCTATTATAAATGGTCAAGAACTCAAGTACCATCGATCGGGGTACGAAAATCCGTCTCGGTCGGTGGCATAATGACGACCAGGCCGACAATACGATCGTGATCAACGCTTCGGATACTCCAATCCAAGTGGATCAACCAGATGCTCTTTACATGAAACCTATTCGAACAGATGAGAGGGATAGTACTCTCATAACTGGCTTTAATATAAACACTTTTGAAATTGTGAATACTGGCTTGCGACGAGATGATGTTGCTCCACGAGAGATAGATTACTATGCGAATATTGGTAATACATTAACGAGTACTCTTCTTTTTACGGGTGATAGGTCATTCACTACGACGGGTACTGTTGGTATTTCAAATATTGACCCTATCCACACTTTAGATGTTGGGACTAAATTTTACGTTGATGAGAATAATGTGAATGTTCTTACTGTCCTCGGAAATACATATGTACAAGAAGATCTCGTCGTCGGTGGGAGTCTGAATGTTATAGGAACAGTCACGGCGATAGATACTGTGAACACGACAGTCAAAGATGCAATCATAGAGATTGGGAAAGGGAATGTATCTTCGGATATGGGGATCATCATGGATCGACCGGGTACGAATGTCACGTTAGGATACCGAGAAGTTGTTGACGAATTCGTAATCGCATACACAGATAGTAGTGCAACAAGTTCTGCAGTTGTACCTTCTTCAGAACTCATAGATGTTCGTGTACATGGTCGTCTACACACGAACTCCAATTTGACAGTTGACACCAATACCTTCCACGTTGATGCGATAAGTGGTCATGTTGGTATACATACAGTAACACCACAAACTGATTTAGATGTTGTCGGTGCTGTTGCGATATCTTCCAATCTTACGGTTGATACAAATACCCTTCATATCGATTCCACAACGGCTCGTGTAGGTATCAACACACTGAACCCAACGACAGATTTCCATGTGGAAGGAAATACCTATGTCTCTGGGAATGTCACAGTAAATACAGATACATTCCATGTAGACACTGTAAATGATCGAGTAGGTATTAACACATTGAACCCAACAACAGAATTCCACGTTGAAGGGAATACCTACGTCACCGGGAATGTGGATGTCCAGACAGATTTGAACGTAGTTGGAAATGCCTACGTGTCCTCAAATGTCGTGGTCACTGGAAATGTTGATGTTCAGACAGATCTGAACGTGACTGGAAATGTCGATGTTCAGTCAGAACTCAATGTGACCGGAAACGTCTTTGTCGATTCAAATGTTATGGTCGTCGGGAATGTTCACGCCGCAACCTATTATGGAGATGGTGGCCTCCTTTCGAATGTCACACTCCAAGTTATTTCTGATTATGGGAACACAACTTCAAACACCATCCAGTTCACAAATACGAGTACTTCTCTGGTCACCCTTGGGAGTGTGGGTGTCGCGAATACGGCACCCATCCACGACTTGGATCTGGGGTCTAATTTGTTTATGGAAGATACAGGTTCAAATGTAGTTCATGTTACGGGGAACGTCTACGCGACCCGATTCATTGGTGACGGTGCCTTCTTAGAAAATATCGCATCCAATCTCGAACAGATTACAGAAAATGGGAATGTCACTACGGGTACCATACAATTCACAAATACGAGTACTTCCCTAGTCACTCTCGGGAGTGTGGGTATCGCGAACACGGCACCAATACATGATTTAAATGTGGGTTCAAACCTATACGTCGAGGATGTGGGATCCAATGTTGTTCATGTTACAGGGAACGTCTATGCGACCAGATTCATCGGTGATGGTGCCTTCTTGGAAAATATT